TGGAACTATTATTTCTTTACATGGTTCAAGTTTTTATGGGTCAATAACTACAATAATAGGAATAATAATTTTTTTAAGTTCGTTAGAAAGGACGGCAAATGATAAATAAATTCATTAAAAAAAAGATCAAAGGTATTGAGATTGATGTTAGAAGTAAAAAATCTTTATATATTAAAATGGATGGTTGGACAGTTTATATTGATAATTCAACTAATGAACATATCATTGACCATTGGTATGATGATACGCCGACAGTTCATAATAGAAATATATTAACAACATCAAGGGAGTTAAAACAATGACACACAAATGCACAGGTTGGGCTATTGTTGCTACAATGGAAAGACCCGACAAAACTACATACACGGAAACTATCACAGATATAGATGATAGCACAGCATCTATAGTTGATGATTTTTTAACTGAATATTGTGAAATGAAAGAGGAAAGCAATGACAAAAAAATATAAAGTAGTTTTAAGTTATGATGTTCAGAGAACATTTATCATTGATGCTGATAATGAAGATGAGGCATATGATAAAGCATATAAAGGTCAAGGTGATATTGATAATGATGATTGGGAATACACAAATCATATAGAAACAAAGGAGGAAAACAATGACACAACTAACAAATGAACACTTTGAATTGCATGACGCAAACAAAGATAAAAAGTACCAAAAGACTAAAATGAAAAGTAGTCTTGTTCTTTTAAACTCAAATATAAATCAACTTATTAAATTAAAAGATGGTGGTGCTGATGACATTTATCAGGAATTAGATAAGATAACTGATAATTTGACAGATATATTTGTTGATCTTAAAATACAAACGGGGATAGATATATGATAATACTTGGCAGAACCAAAGCAGAATGGCGTCAATTCTTTGATGACAATAGAAGTTATTTGATTTGTATTGGCATTGGCTTTATACTTGGCGCAATTATATTTTAGTTAACAATCATATTAAGGGAGGTGTATGGAAAAGTCGTACACTTCCTTTAATTTTTTATACTTATCCAATAATTTATAGTATTTCTTTTTCCAATTATTCTTAATACGAATTGACTTGGCTTTAGATTTCTTTGCTCTATCTAATTTAACCATATAACCAACAACTATATTACGGCCTACCTTGTCTATTGTACTTCTTATAGGTTCTTTTTTCATTTTTGTTTAAAGTTTTTTTATGTCTTCTTGGTCGCTTTCTTGGTTTTGGTCTTGGTACAAAGTGAGTAAATTTTTGTTTGGCCATTATAAAGCGCCTTGCTCTCTCAATTTCTCTGGTAATGTTTTAGTTAGTTCAACTCTGTTTCTTTCTATCTCTAAATCTTTAACATCAATTACAGATTTCAATGCCTCACATTCTTTTTCTAATCTTGATATAGTTTCAGCGTCTTGTTTATCATTTAAGATTGTAGATAGCGCATTGATTAAAAACTGTATATGACATCTAGATATAGATTTAACAGTATTAAATAACTCCAATTCTCTTGAAGTTAATACAGATGTATATTTACCGTTTTCGTGTTTAGCGAAACCTTTTTTAATCATCATTGGATCTATTTTAGATATAAGATCAAGATCAACATTGATTAAAGCGTCTATGAATTGATACTCGCCGTCTTTGAATAATCGTTTTAGTTTTTTATAATCCATCATAATTGTAGGCCTACAACGTAACTCTCGCTACTAGGTGCATTAGCACTTACCACAACAATTAACATTTGTTAATACCTCTGTCAATAGTTCTTTTTGAGTTCCCCACTTTTTTGTAAATTCTTTTGGACTTGTATGATAAGCGTCTTTACCGTGTCTATGGTGTTTTGGACATAATGGTATTACTTCAAAATTACTAGCTTTGCGCCCCATACCTGTCTTGTCTTTGATATGGTGTAGTTCAGCAGGACTATTTGGAAACCCCATCTTTTTACATATGATACATCCCATCTGGGCTATCTTATCCATATGTTCTTTTTCGTGTTTAGTTTTTGTACGTGCCATACTCAAAGTCTTTTACATAAAAAGTTTTAGTACCAACTTTTTTAAGTTGTAATATATTTTTATTAGCTACAATCATTTCATCACCTATCTCATCATGTGAAAACGACATAACAAAGATATGACAATCTTTATCTTTTTTTAATAGATAACCCTCTGTAAAACAAATTTGTGGTTTATCTTTTTCAGCTTCTTTTATAGATTTCCATTCACAAGCACTTGCGTGATCTTCCCACCAACATTCATACTTATCGTATGTATATAATTCTGGGTCTTGCCGTTTAATTTTTTTATGTGCCATAATGTTTGGCCTCACGCATTTGATTAATCATTTTTGTTTTCCATGTTTCAAAATTAATTTCAACACAACGCTTTTCCCAATGCCACTTGGCCTCCTCCTCAACAGCTTTAGCAAGTTTCTCAATGTGATTTTTATACCGATCATCTGCTCTGGCTTCTCTTTCTTGGGCATTAACGCTGTCTAATTTACCTGTATTTGAGTTTATCATCTTTTCTTTCATCAAGGTAGCTAATAATATCTTTCTACCATGCTCTAATGCAGTTAATTGTGATTTTGCTTGTGCGTGTTTCTGCCCTATATTCCTCAATTTATCCATGTGCATTTCTAATATTTCTTCACTCATATCTAAACTCCCTTATGTTTTTTGATTTTGCTTTTCTAATATTAAGATGTTGGATATAACCCATAACATCTTTACCTGTAGCAACAGGCATAACTTTTTTAGTATGTGGCCAATGGCCATATTTCTCTTTGAATGTATATGACGCCCATCCTTCCTTGTATCCTTTTTGTTTTGCATAGTAGATCAACTGTGCATAGAAATTTGTTTTGTCTTCTGCATTTGGTTTTGCTTTTGGCAGTTCAACTAATCTGCCTTGCTGTATCAATATCATTTGTTCTTTTTTAGTTGGAATGAAAGCACAATTAGGACAAGCAGGTTCTTCTTTAGAAGGCTTATAAACTGTATCACATTGTACACACGTAAAGGGTTGTTTCTCTATTGGTTGTGGTTCTTTCTTTTTACGTTCTTTTTCTTTTGATGTTTTGAGTTCCCATTGTGGTACATCATCTGGGAAACCATGTTCATATACACACCCAGAATGATCTATGATTAATGTGTCTTTCTTGTTTGGTGCGGGTCTTAAACTTCTACCCACCATTTGCAGATACAATGAATATGATTTAGTTGGTCTAGCTATAATCACACATGATACTTTGGGTTGATCCCACCCCTCTGTCAAGACCATACAGTTAGATAGGACTTTGATTTCACCTTTGTTTAATTTTTCTAATTGTTGTTCTCGTTCTATCTCTGGCATTTCACCATCAATATGACCCGCAGGTATTCCGTTTTGTCTGAAAATATTTGTAATATACTTTGAATGTTTAATAGACACAGCGAAAACAACAGTAGGTCTGCTCTCGCCATACCTTATCCAATGTGATACAATATCGCCCACTAATTTTGGAGTGTTCATTCTATTGTCCAAAGTTTTCTTTTCATAATCACCTGCAACTATTCTAATATTTTGTAGATCGGGTATTGTTGGTGCAACTATTCTTGTAGGCACTAAATAACCTTGTGCAGTTAGATCTTTAATGTTTCCACATTCAATAAGTTCTTGGTAGATATTACCCAAACCTTTACCGTCTGCTCTACATGGTGTTGCAGTTAAACCAATAACAAAAGCGTCTGGGTATTCTGCGATTAGTTTTTTAAATGATGATGATGTAGATCTATGTGCTTCATCAATAATTATAAAGTTAGCATTTGGTTTTACAAAGTCTTCATTGTCAACTCTTGATGTAAATGTTTGTATAGATACAACTTGAATATCAGCAAATGCATTACCGCTTTTACTAGCCATGATAACACCATGTTTGATTTCAAAGTCTGCAAGTTTTCTACTACATTGCATAACAAGTTCTCGTCTGTGTGCTACAAACAAACCAAAGTTTCCTCTTTGTTGTGCTTGTTCTAACATAGATGAGGCTATAACAGTTTTACCGCTACCTGTAGGCGCAACAAGTAATACTTTCTTTTTACCTTTACTAAATTTTTCTCTAATATTATTAATTGCTTGTTTTTGATAATCTCGCAGTAGGTTCATATCGTTTCCATATATCGTTTAGTTGAAATAAAACTTCATTAGGGTTTTCTGGTGGTACACAATGTTTGGCAAACTCTAACGCTTCGTTTTTAGCATAGTCAAATGTTTCACCACGCTTTCTAATTGCAATCAACATCTTGACTAACTGTTCATGTCTATCACCCTCACCACATCCATACTTTAGTGAGCCTGTGTACTTACCTTGATACATTGTAGGGTTATATTCTACAATCTTACGTTCTGGCCTTTTCAGTTGTAGGCCTTCTCTAATCTCTTTCATAGTGTATGGTTCTTGTGTAGTACATTGAATAATTTTTACAGGGTAAGGTTGTCTTTTGTTATGATAAAATCCTGCAACACGCATAACACGTGGTAGATCTTTTACTTTTGGATCTGAATTAAATTTTGTAGCCAACGCTTGTTGATATAAACTAAAACTTTCTAATGGCATATCTTTAACTATCCAATAACAATGATATTTGTTTGGACTTGTATTGACTACAATGTTTGGAATGACATCAAACTTATCTGGCAATGGCGCACCATCAAGATCTATAAATACAGATCTAACTTTTTTAATATGGCTTGTAGATCTACCAAACAAATCAGTTTCATTAACTGTAAAATATATACCCGCACCTTTTTGATTTAACTCTGCAAGTTCATAAAAATGATTTTTAATTCTACCATGTAATTGTTTGATTAATTTTTTATTGACCATCTTGTCATCAAATGTTTGGAATGTATGTGTTTCACCAAAGTAATCTAAAAACATACTGTAATGACTATTCTCTGTAAAACTAATCACATCTATGACCAATAATTAATTTACCATCTGGAGTGTAATACGCTGAATGTTGATACTTACCTTCTTCATACCAATGGAACGTACCAAGTGTTTCATAAATTTCATGTGCTTTGTCTGAACAATCAGAAATACTTTTATAATTATAATCAAAATATAATCTTTCCAAATCACAAGTAGTACACGCAATTAAAAATATAACTATCTTATTCATCTTCCTCTAGGCTCTCATCACTCCATCTTTTTTTAGCGCCTAATTTACCTGCTATAGATCTTTTACGTCTGTTTTTTGCTTGTTCTTTTCTTTCTTCTTCGGCTTGAATACAATACAAATAAGTGATACCATCCTTGTCTGTTTTTTCTTCAAATAAATGTTTAATTTTGTTGTAGATTTTTTCTATTTTTTCTGTTCTACAATTACACATTCTAGACATGACTTCAAAATCTTTTGGAATTTTAAAACCACGCCAACAATGGCAATATAATAAAACATATGCGCCTTGTTCCTCCAATGATAGTTTCATACGATTAGGATCTGAAATCCAATCATTTGCATAAAACTGAAATGCAGGACTTTGTTCGTCTGTTGTAGATTTTCTCATATTAAGTTTAGTTAATTTTATTTTTTACCCCAGAAGTAAAGGCTAGTCAAGGACTATCTTGGGTGCAAATGAAGGTGAAGGTGAAGATGAAGGTGAAGATGAAGGGGATACTTTTGCCATTAACAAAATGATGCGATTTTATAGCAATGCTATAGCAATGCCATACCAACAATGAAGGGAGGTGTGGCGGAAACCTAAACTAAAATGGAAAGAGGGAAAAACCGCCACACACAAAGACGCTATATTTTTACGCTAATCATATGCGCTACGCCTAGCGTTGAGGCGTAATCTTTAAATCTGGTCTAATATATTCTATATCAAAATCACCAAGTTTTGCAATCTGAAATGCACGGAACGGAGGTATAACTTTCCATTTAGATACTGCTGGATGTGATATGCCTAGCATTCTAGATAAGTTTTTACCGCCATATTTATTAATGACTTCTTGTTTTCTTTTCTGTGCTAATTCTGTATTACTCATGGTTGTTGTATTTTTGCAACATCATTGTGTCTTAAACGCAACAAATAATTTGCTGTGTCTTCACATTCTATTGCTTCTTTTGTTAATTTAATTATGCATTCTGCTTTGTTATAATGTTGTGGGATCACAGAAGATCTATCAAGATTGATAATTTCTTTATCTAATCTTTTTTGTTTTGCTTGTAATTCTTCTACCAATTCATCTAATACACTAGCCATAATTTGTTCTATATTTGTTTTATTAACCTTTGTCAATAAATACTTGACTATAGTTAATATATCATTTAACAGTAGTTAATCAATAGTAAATTAGTGAAAAAGGAAAATAACTATGACAAGCATAATAGCTACAAGTGGTAGTGATACACCTCGTTATCCAAGCGTGTCCGCAGGTGTTCACAAGGCCAGATGTATTAAGGTCATTGATCTTGGTACACAAAAAAATGACTATCAAGGACAGATAAGTTGGAAAAGAACTGTACTATTAATCTGGGAAGTACCAGAGGAACTAGACGGTGAAGGTAAAGCTATGACTATCAGTAAGTTTTACAATCTATCTCTGCATGAGAAATCTACATTAAGCCATGATCTAACATCTTGGCGTGGTAGAGCATTCACAGAAACAGAGAAACAATCTTTTGATGTTTCTAAATTATGTGGTGTGCCATGTACATTAAACGTAATAGAAAAAAATGGTAAGGCCAGAATATCATCTGTCATGCCATTGGCTAAAGGTGATAAAGTTGCTGAACAAGTTTATCCATCTGTTATGTTTAGCATTACAGACTTTCAAGAAGGTAAGAAGGAAGTCTTTAATCAACTATCAGAAGGCATACGTAATATGATATTAAGATCAAGAGAACTACAGGATATGAACCAAGATCTAGGTGATGGTGGTAATGGTAGTGATCTTAATGTTGGTGATGAAGCTATACCATTTTAATGGAATTCACTAACGTATCAAATTTACCCAAAGTTATTGAACGGGCAGTAGCCAATGATCCTTACGATAGTAGTGGGTCAGATATATCTACTACCCGTTTGATAGCGCCACCTAGAATTAGGGTATTAGAAAAAAATAACTTTGATCTAATTAAAGAAGATGTATCTGATCGTATCTTTTCTTTGTTAGGTCAATCAGTACATCACATCATTGAACGTGCTAAACAAAAAACTGATATAGCTGAACGTAGATTATTCTATAAAGATGATGCTATAACAAATGGTTGGACACTATCTGGTGCATTTGATTTACTTACAAGGCAAGGTAATTTAATTGATTTCAAAGTTACATCTGCTTGGTCTGCTCTTGACGCTGTTACCAATGGTAAAGATGAATGGGAACAACAATTAAATGTTCTTGATTTCTTATGTCGTAAAAAACAAAAAGAACTAATACGATATAAAAAAGAAATTAAAGTTAAATCATTATCTATCATGGCTATCTTACGTGATTGGTCAAAGATGAGAGTTATGCAATCAGATAACTATCCACGTAAACAAGTTGTGATGATACCTATACGTAGATGGACAGAAGAAGAACAAGAAAACTATGTTCGTACTCGTATCAAACTTCATCAAGATGCTGAAACAACTAGCAACTTACCTATCTGCTCTGCTAAAGAAAGATGGCGTAAAGAAGATACATACGCTGTTATGAAAGACGGTAGAAAAACTGCATGGCGTGTCTTCAATACTAAAGAAGAAGCTGTACAATTTCTTTTAAGTCAAAAGATGATTGAAGGTAAAGGATGCAGTATTGTATTCCGTAAAGGTGAAGATGTTAGATGCCAACACTATTGCAGAGTTAATGAATTCTGTAGTCACTTTATGAATGTAACTTTCTAATGTGTAAAAAAGATAAAATAGTCAGACCGTTTGTAATTACTAAAGATCCAATGATACAAGATCTATTGCGTAAGTTTTCTAAACGGTCTGATAAAGGTATATCTGATTATAAAGTTACTATGGTACAAGCTACAAAACCTATTACTCAATGGATTGAGGATGCCCAAGAAGAACTTTGGGATGGTATTGTTTATCTAGAAAAAATCAAATCACTCTTAACAAAAGTAAATAAAAAATAACATTTATATTAAATCATATTGTGGTAAAATGCATTATGATTGATAAATTTTTATATAATTTTTTTAGTAAGATTGATGCATTCTTTTCATTTATTGAAACGTATGCTGTCAAACTAACCTCTTGGTTATGGGGAATAAGAGTTAAATTGTTGAGAAGAAAGAGAAAGAAATGAACTTTAAATGGGATTTAAAAAAACAAATTGATGAAAAAAGAAAAGAAACATCAGCGAAAGCACAACTTCGTAAAAGAAGTATGGATAGTATCGCAAGGCCTAAAGCTACTAAAAACATTACATCTAAAGATCCAAGACTACAAGGGATATAGCTATGAAAATATCCGACAATACTTCCGTTGCTTTACCAATAAGAAATTTAGTTGCGATTGTCGGGGCAGTAGCCGTAGGTGTTTGGGCTTATTTTGGCATTATTGAAAGAATAAATTTATTAGAAACAGCAGATAAATTACAACAACAAGATCTATTAGAAGCATCAGCACAAAAACCTATTGACCAAGAACAGTTTATGTTGATTGAATATATGTCTGGTCAACTAGAAAAACATCAAAAGTTATTAGACCAAAACATACACACAGGTGTAATGTTAGAACAATTTGAAAAAGAAATAGATAAACTTAAAAAAGACGTAGAGAAACTTAAAGATCAAACTAGAGATATTAAATTTAGTAATGGCAATGGAGGGCATTAATGTATCAATTAGTTTTTGCTCTTTGTTTATTTATAAATGGTGAACTTATTGAACACAGAATACAAGACAACTTATCTACTTGTCTTAAAATGAAACGTGAAGCTGAAAGAAATATGGAAATGAATAACAAGCAGTTTATGTGCGGTCAAGTAGAGGCAGAATTAGATACAAACGTAGATGGTAGTAAATCTATTAAAAAGATAGTGAAAGCAAAATAATGATAAACGCAGGAACACTACAGGAGGCTGACTATAATGACCAACATGATGAGGAACAGTCTATTAGATCGGATCTTGGTAAAGGTTTATCAGATGATTGGCTACCGTGCTTCAATAATAGGGAACTGGGCGTGGAGGAAACAAGTACATATAAAATACTACAAGAACAAGAATAATGGGTAAGTTTTTATTAATAATGCAGATATGCCAAGCCTCAATAGGCGTCTGTACAGGCCCAATAACTGATAATTTACACTACAAATCATATAAAGAATGTGCTATAACAGGCTATAGAAAGAGTTATAATATTATGAATGAATTAAAAACAGAAGATCTAGACAAGTTTAGAACTGTTATAAGTTTCTATTGTAAAGAGGTTAGTGATGCCTAGAAGAAAAGTACATAAAAGAACTGCATCAATCTCTCATAATATGATAGCGTATAAGCTAGATGAAATTAAAGAAATCGTAAATAAAAATTCCAAAGATATTGAAGTCTTAAAAAAACAAATGGCTATGGGTACAGGTGGTATCAAAGCTGTGTTTGTTGTTGGTGCATTAGTTGGTATAATATTTACAATAATAAAGAATTTAAAATTCTGGGGATAATATGGCATGGATAAATTTACTTGGAATGGCAATCAAAACGGGGGCAAAAGTATATGCTAACAATCAAAGAACGAAAGAAGCTATCTCGGATGCAAAACTACAAACTGCAATTCGTATGGCTAAAGGTGAAATTGAGTATAAAGGTACTGTTCTTGAAAATCAAAAATCTGATTGGAAAGACGAACTAATTTTAATAATCTTGTGTTTGCCCATAGTAATGTTGGGATTTGCAGTATGGTCTGATGATCCTGCACACATGGAAAAGATGAAATTATTTTTTGAATACTTTTCTGATCTTCCATTTTGGTATCAAACTATATTCGTGGGTGTCATAGCAAGTGTCTATGGTCTTAAAGCAACAGATCTAATCAAAAGGAAATAATATGAAAGATGGTTATCATAAAACAAAGTCGGGTAAGGTAGCTAAAAAAGGTTTATATTACTACATGAATAGAGCCAAGAAAAAAGGTACATCTAACCCTAAATCTAAATCTACAGTTGACCCTAAACAATACGCTAAAGCAAAAGCAGGGTTTCCTAAATTTGGTACAGGCTAATGGGTTACAGTAAAGAACACAAGAACCCTAGCGGTGGTCTTAACCAAAAAGGTAGAGATTACTTTAATCGTACTGAAGGATCTAATTTAAAACCACCTTTATCGTCTGGTAAGAATGGCCGTAGGATATCGTTTGCGGCCCGTTTCGGGGGCATGGATGGCCCTTTAACTGATAATAAGGGTAAACCTACCAGATTAAAACTAGCGCTTAAAAAATGGGGTTTTAACAGCAAAGAAGAAGCTAAAGCATTTGCTAATAAGAACAAAGCATAATGTACGAAGAACTTAAAAAGCGTATAAAAGAACACGAAGGCTTTAGAGATACTGTATATAAAGATAGTCTTGGTTTTGCCACAATCGGATATGGCCATTTAGTTACTCCAGAAGATCATTACAAACCAGACATTAAATATCCAAGAGAAGAACTAGATGCACAGTTTGAGGCAGACTTTCAAACAGCTAAAAACAATGCAGATATATTGATACTACATGACAATAGTATAACTGATATACATGACCAAGCTAAATGTGTCATAATTGAGATGGTGTTCCAACTAGGTATTGGTGGTGTATCCAAGTTTAAAAAGATGTGGGAAGCATTAAAGAAAAAAGATTATGGTGAAGCATCATTTCAAATGATGGATAGTCGTTGGGCTAATCAAACTCCACTCCGAGCAAAGAAACTTGCAGAAGTAATGAGGTCTTGCAAAGAATAAAAATTCCTGTATAAATTGTATGTGCTTATACTTGAAGATATAATTGTTGATGAAGAAAATAATATTGTCAAGGATGTGCATATTGAAAATGGGAAAGTAACTTTTGTAGATCCCAAAGAAAAAATAAAAAACCTAGAGGAGTACATAGACGGCTCACCTGCTGTAATATATGACCCACAAAAGAATATTAGTTATTAGTGACTTACATATACCGTACCATCATAAAGACGCTTTTGAATTTCTACGTGAGATTAAGAAAGAATATAAGCCAGACTTGGTGGTTAATATCGGCGATCTACTTGATTTCCACGCTATATCTATGCATTCTCACGATCCAGACTTATACTCTGCTGGTCATGAATTAAAAGTAGCTAGAAAATACGTTAAAGAATTAGAAAGTATATTCCCTAAAATGATTGAAGTAGAAAGCAATCATAGTAGTTTAGTATATAGACGTGCATTAAAGTATGGGATGTCTAAAGAGTTTCTTAAAGACTACGGTGATTTTCTTGGTACAAAGAAATGGGAATGGATTGATGATCTAACTATTACAATGTCTAATGGACAAAGATGTTTTTTTACACACGGTAGATCTGCTGATATATTAAAAGTATCACAGACTATGGGTATGTCTGCTGTACAAGGCCATTATCATACAAAGTTTATTATAAGCTATTGGGCCAATCCAGATAATATATTTTTTGGTATGAATGTAGGATGTATGATAGACCAAAAGTCACTTGCTTTTCAGTACGCCAAAAATTTTAAGACTAGATTTATAATTGGATGTGGAGTTATCCTTGATGGTATTCCAAGATTACTTCCAATGGTTTTAAATAATGATGGTAAATGGATTAAGAAATTAGTTTAGTATTGTAAAGCTACACCTCTAATTCTAGCTTCTTTAGAACCAGATGCTTGATTAGCAAAAGAGATTTTATATTTTAATTGTGTTCCTGCTGTTACAGCTAAGTCATTTACTTTAGCCATTTTAATACCTGTAGAAAAATCTGGTAAAGCAGTAAGTGTAGCAGTTGAATAGTTAGAACCACCATCTGCTGATAACTGTAAAACTATATCTGTGTTTAATGCGTTAGTACCAGCATTGTCTTGGTAGGTAATAATAGCACCCATTTCAGATACACTTGATGGTGCAGTTATTGTGTTTCCTTCAAATGAACCAGTTGCATTAATAGATTGTGAAGAAAATTTAGAACCAATAATTAATTTTGTATTAGCATCATCAACATAGCCATTAGAACCACTTGGAATTGTGTAGGTTGAGCCAGTATATCTTGCAATATTTGAAATTCTAACTTGGTCTATATATCCATGATGGACATTAGGAACATTTCCTTGAGAGCCTATTCTAAAATCAGAATTTTCATCAACTAATGCACCACTTCCTGACCAACTATCTCGTTGTACTCCATCAGAAAAACCATAAAAATTATTTCCACTTCTTACAACTGCCATGTGTACCCATTGACCACTAGGATTGTTGTTTGCAGTAATATAATTATTTTGTCCCATGTTCCAACTAGAACCATCACTACTTGCCCACCATCTAACAGAAAGAGTTGGATTAGTTGCCCATTGAAATTGCATAACTGAACTATCTGAATAACCTAATATTCCTCTATGAGCATCACTTTGAAGATTATATCCAAAAAGTTCTATAGTAAAATCACTTGAACCAAGTTGATGAATAAATGAATTATTATTTGCAATATTTAAGTACCCATTAAGGCTATTATTATTTTGCTGAATACCAAAACTACCACCTAATGCACCCCCAACTGTATTTTGCCAGTATGAATTATAAGATGTAATAGTTTTGCCTTCAGATGAAGCATCAATAAATGTTGTTGAGTTATGTGATGCTTGAGTTATTGTAGTTATTGTTGATGATATAAATTCATTAGTATCTCTTTGAGCATTAGTTAAATTTGTAATTCCAGTATCATCTTGGAATACATCAACTGATTGTGAGTTAGTATTGTAAGCTGATTTGTTTTGGTCACTAGCTTGTCTTAAAGCAAGTGTAGAAATATCATTAACAATTTTGTTATCATCAAAAGGTGTACTATGTTGAACAACACTAGAGTTTGAAATTCTAGCATCAGCAAAAGTACCTGTAGTAATTTTAGCTGTATCTAAATTAGGTATCTCATTAGCATCTAGTGTAATTTTAGCATTATCTATCTGACCACTAGAACCAATAAGACTAGATATATCCCTTGCTTTAGTCATAGGAGTTTTACTCCTCGCTTGGTGGTGTATAACCAGTTAATGCAGTTGCTTCAGCTTGTGTTAATCCCAAGTCTAATAGCTTTTGATTGCCATTAGCTTTGTTAGTTGCATCAGCTTGTTTAGCTGTTTCAATAGCTTGTTTTTTAGCTGTTTCGTTAGCTATATCTATTTCTTTTTGTGTATTAAAAGCATTAACTTCTTCTGCTGTCATATCTCTTAACACACCATTTTCTATTATCTTCATATTAATTATCTCCTATGCGTATTTATGTCCAACAACTGTTACAAATCCATTAGTAAAATTATAACCACCTGAATTATAAAGTTTAAAACCTGTTTTTGTTCCAGTATCGCTACTTGAAAAGAAGTATTGATAAAAAGCATGGTATGGTGGACTTGAAGGATCATTGTTATAATATTTGATAAAACAAACCTGTCTATTATTTACATCTGGTTTATATACATCTATAGCAAAGATACCTTTTGCTCTACCTGAGTTTTGTCCCCAACCATTTATTTGCACAGCAGTTGTGCCATTCAAATCAATATCATAATTTAATTGCAAATCAGCATGAGTTTCATTACCATAAGATTGAATACCAACTCTATATTGTGCTGTATCTGTAATATCTCCACTACTATTTCTAAATCTAAAATTAGCACCTTGGTCAGTTCTGTTTCCCCAATCACATTGACCTAAAACAGAAATTTGATAATAATTATTTGTACTCCAATTTGTTGTTGTAACTAATGAAGTTGCTGTTCCAGTTGAATCAAAAGTTGTGTGGCTTATTACTTCAGTTGCACCACCTGCTTGGTCTGTCCAACTAGGATTAGCACCAGTACCATTAGTTTGTAAAACTTGACCACTTGTTCCTGCACCAAGTCTAGCAAGAGCAGAGCCATTGTAATAAACCAAGTCGCCTTGTGTAGTTAATGTTGTTGTTAAATCTGTTCCATCAGTACCATTAGTACCTGCTTGTGCCATCAATTCCCAGTAAGTAGCATTTGGTGGAGTGTTACCAGTAGTTGCCGCTATACAAACATAGCTATTACCACCAGATGAAACTACATCATCTACTGCGTAGGCAGTTGCATTATCGTATGCACCTTGCCAATTAAATTTTATTGATCCTAAATTTACTGTTGCCATATATGTACTCCTTTTACCCTATTTTTGTTCTAGTTTCAATCTATATTGTTGCAATTAAATTACCGCCACTATCAATACTCCAAGTAAATCCAGAGGCCGCAAATACCACGTCATCAAATGTAGCGTATGTTGCCGCATCTATATTATCAGCACCACCACCTGTTGTTGTTACTATTAAATTACCACTACCATCTTTGCTAAAACCATATACTTCAGCGCTACTAGCGTTTCCTGCTTGGAATGTACTAGATCCTGCATTCCATACTAATACTTGACCATCTGATATACCTGCTAAAGATACATCATTTGCATCCCCTACACTAAAGTTAGCTAATTCAAAAGTACCAAATGCCACAATGTCAACAACATCTGTACCACTTGTACCAATAGCACTAGCAAAAACAACACTTGTACCAGACGTTACTGTTACGTCTGTTCCATTTACCATACGTACCCCGTTTAGATAAACGTCTATATACCCTGCATCATATGCCAAAGTATTGCCATCATCATCCGCACCTGTGATTGTAGTAGTTGATGAAGATACTGTGTACGTATACCTGTCCGAAGTGCCATTGATTGCAGACGCCGCCGTGACCCACCCGCTTGATGAGTACACTTTCATAACATTTGAAGTAGTATCAAAATAAAGATCGCCCACATCTAATGCGCTTCCATCTGGATCTTGTGTAGGTGCTGTTGCACTTGGGCCTAAATATATATTAGCAAATGAATTAATGTCTGCTAAATTGTTAGCCGCAGTTGTTATAGATGCTATGTTAGCACTTGTTCCAATTAAACCTATTTCAGAATTTAAACCTGCAACAGTATTGATGTTTGTAGCATTATTGTAAACTGCATTAATATTTGATGTGTTATTGTAAACTCCTTGTACTTCTGTACTGATTGAATTTACGCTAGATATATCTGTTCTTATATTATTAAGATTTGTAATTTCAGTTGTTAAACCACCTAAATTTGTAATTTCTGTATTTAAACCTGCTAAAGTTGCAATGTTATTTGTTGGTGAAATTTGACCTGCAACTGTGTTTACATACGCTTGATTTGCAGATGTTAAAGTAAGTTGACGCCATGTTGTATTAGTCAAGTCATAGACTTTCATAATATCATTTGTTGTGTCAAAATATAATGCACCATCTTGTAATGCATTGCCGTCATTATCTAATGTTGGATCTGTTGCTTTAGCACCTAAAAATCTATCATCAAAATTATCTAATGCCGCTTCTGCCGCCGCTTGTGCAGTTTGTGCCGCAGTAGCACTATTAGAAGCATTTGTTGCTTGTGTAGTTGCTGTTGATGCTGATGTTGATGCATTACTTTCTGATGTAGCCGCATTTGACGCTGATGTTGCCGCCGCCGTTGCGCTGTTCGCCGCATTAGTTGCGCTTGTTGCCGCCGCACTAGCTGATGATGTTGCTGATGCCGCATCAACTAATAAATCCCATTTAGCACTATCTGTGTTTGAAGATAAAGGTTGTGAACCAGATGATGTGTGTGCTGTATTAGAAATATAAATATTATTGTTACTTGTGTCTTTTACAATATCTCTAGCGCTGTATGATGTACTAGCCGCCCAATTACCTTTATATGTTCCTAATTCTTGTGTAACTGCAATTTCACCATTAGCATCAAATGCTAAAATTTTATTAGCACGTGTAGCCGCATCTACTGTAAACTCTGTAGATGTCATTGTATTTGTTCTTGATAGTTTTATAGATCTATCTACTTCTTCTTGTAATTCTTGTGCTACAGCTATTGATTTATCAAATGCGCCTTCAACTGTTTCAGCAGTAAAAGGATCATTTTCAACTAGATCCACAGTTTGTGTTTGTGTTGTTTCTCGTCTGATAACAATAGTTTCAGTTGCGCTTGGTGCTGTTACCATAGTAACATTACCAC